TATATAGTCCAGATAAACCAAGAGCATGTGGTGCCAAACTGTGGATCGAAACTGATAGTGATGTGGTTATTCACGATAAAACTACATATGCTGAAATGAGACGAGGATGAATCTCGACTATATACTAAAATAATAATGGAGTTAAAAAATTATGGATGAGTTTGATTTAGATTTAAATGATACTGAAGTTGAGATGTATGAATTCAATAAGAAAGTATGGGAATTGATTGAACCACACTCATCAACACAACATGATGTTCTTATGGCTTCTGCAGTATTACTCAAGACCGCAATTCAATTATATACAGTCGTTCTTAAAGATGAGGATATTTCTGCCATGTTATCACATGAAGCATGCAATAGTATTCCTGTTCTCAGAAAGAAGTTACAAGGCATGTTAAATAGGAGTCTACATTAATGTGGCTTTGGTTAGTAAGTAATGTTGCTGGTAGTTTAATGGGCGCAGCAACGACAGAATGGTTTAAAGATACAAGAGCTGGCAAATGGTGTTTTGACAAGTATCTTAATATTGCCTATTGGGCAAATGAGAAGTATGGTATAGATATTCTAGATAAAGAAGAAGTTGATTGGAAGTCCAAATATCCAAATGTTGCAAAAAAGATATTTGAACTTGAATCAAGAATTGAGAAATTAGAAAGATACCAGAAGTGAAAAAAGTTAAACGCAATTGGGGATATTATAAAGTATTATATGAAGGTGATGGGTTCAAGGTTAAGGAGCTTGTAATTAACCCACATAGTAAATTAAGTATGCAACGCCATCAATATCGAAGTGAGACATGGAATATTGTGAGTGGAGAAGCAGACATTATTACAAATCGCGCTTCATATGATCCTTTCGATGGCGCTTATGTCCATCATCTACACAAAGACAATCCATTTAACATTCCACCAATGACATGGCATCAGTGTGTTAATAATACAGACAAGCCTGCACATATTGTTGAGATATGGAAAGGTCCAAATGATAAATTAAATGAGGAGGATATTGAAAGATATGACAACTCTTGAAGCATTAAAGAAAGAGCATGAAGACATTTCATTGAAAGTAGATCTTTTAGAAAAGTTACGAGAGTTTGATAGAAGTACAAAAACAAAAATAAATTTAATTGAAATGAAGAAAAAGAAGTTAAATATCAGAGATGAGATTTTTAGATTGGAGCAGGAACAATGGATGAGGAAACAAGAATAGAATGGATGTGGCAAGCATTTAGGCAAGAAAATCACAATCCAAATATCGATGAGTTTGTGAGGAGAGTTTCAAATGAATTTCACTGTTCTCTTCAAGAAGCTCAACAAAAGACATCACATTTATTATTAACGGAGTAGATTATGGGTAAGAAGAAGGGCGGTAAGAGTAAAGGTTATGAGTCAAAGGGTGAACGTCCAAATGTATCAAAATGGTGTACTAAAACCATGCGCCGCGAATATATGCAAGATAATTTGAGTAGGACACTCAATCAAATAGACGCATGGTTGAAGGGAAAGAATGTTATGGTTAAAGTTGCTAATAACGGAGCAGATGCGAAGAAACATCCATTCATTCGTGTCCCTGCTAATCAGGTTTGGGGCAATCCAACCGCAAAGTATTCAATCAAGAGCAGTGATTAGGAGTTTATAATGACACGGAACGAGATGATTAAAGTATTGAGTGAAAACAAAGCTGAAGTTACATTTACAAAGGTTGATGGTTCGCAGAGAGTGATGACCTGTACTCTCAAGTCTGACCTTGTGCCAGCGTCTGATCATAAATCAGAAAGCAATAGGACAGTAAACGAATCCGTACTTCCGGTATGGGATCTTGACAAGTTGGCTTGGCGTTCATTCAGAGTTGATAGTGTTACGCAGGTGGTAATAAAATGAAATTTACTGTAACTGGTCTTGATCAAGACGGTACCATTCAAAATGATGGTAGTGTTAAAGGAGCTATGGGCGGAACAGAAATGATGCGTGATGGTTTACTAAAGCGCATTGATCCTCAACTGCTACAAGACTTCAATATTCTTCATTCTCGTGTTCGGGATATTGATCCAAATAAGAAGAATATTTTAGTTCTTCATGACACATGGAATGACCCTGAAGTACAACATTTGCGCGATCAGGAATCTAGAAAAAAGTTTACCAAACTTGTTTTTGTTTCAAACTATCAGTTTCAAACATATCATTTAGCACATGGAATTAGCTATGGTGAGTCTGTTGTTCTTCGCAATGCAATTGAACCAATTGAGGACTGTGAAAAAATAGACGATGGTGTAATTCGTTTGATCTATCATACAACACCGCATCGTGGACTGGAACTGTTGATTCCTGTATATGAAAGTCTCTACAACAAATATGGTGATAAGATTCATTTAGATGTATTCTCTTCATTCAACATTTATGGGTGGCCACAAAGAGATGAACCATATCAAGATTTATTTAATAAGTGTAAAGAACACTCGGGCATTACCTACCATGGTTATGTCACGAATGAAATTGTAAGGGAATATTTAAAACAGGCTCATATTTTTGCTTATCCTAATATTTGGCCAGAGACTTCTTGCATTTCGGCAATAGAGGCAATGAGTGCTGGTTGTGCTGTAATTTGCCCTAACTACGCTGCTCTGCCAGAAACATGTGGGAATTTCTCATTAATGTATCAGTTCCATGAAGATCCAAACATCCATGCAAATAGGTTTGTTCGACTTCTTGATGCTGTGATTGATAGTTATTGGGAAGAGGGGCATAAAAGCAAATTGCTTTTCCAAAAAACATGGGTTGATAATTTTTATAGTTGGAAAGCACGGATTCCAGAGTGGGAAAACCTATTACGTTCTCTATAGTATTGTTTTTAAACAATAAAAATGTGTTTACTTTTTTGTCAATATAAGTTAGAATATTATATGATGAGAAAGTATGGAGAATACTATGTTAGCAGTTCGAGCTAAGAAAAAGAAAAACATCAGAAGGGTTGACCCTACTGAGCCAATCTGGGTTGAGATTAATCCAGAGAGTAACACTTATGCAAAGGATAAGAGTTATGCTCTCAGTTGGATGTCATCGACGTTATTACCAAAAGACTGGAAAGACTCTACGCTGAAATATAGTAGAGTTCATCGTAAGGATCGAATTCGTAAGTTTAATTATGCTTCGATTCATCCAAACGCTTTCATGAGTGTTGGCAAGTACTGTCATGCTATGAATAAAGGAACAGTGTTTTCCGATGATACGAATAATTGGCTCAAAGAAAAATGGAAAGAGCTTGAAGCTCTAGGTAAAGACACAGTCAAAGAAAAGAAAGAGACTGTTGCAAAACCAGTAGTCAGTATTCAAGACCGAGTCAAAGAAAAGATCAGCGAGTACATCTCTGAGGTCGAAAACGAAGTCGATAACTTCATGGAGAGTGGATACAAATCTGACTTTGATATGTATAAGTGGCTCATGAAAAATAACGTCAAGAGTCAACCAGCCAACTCAATAGCAGATTACTATACACCATGGCGCGATGAGCTTCAGGAAGTTCTCTTAAAGAAAGACGAACAGCTCGTCGAGGGTTACTCACATATGAAACCAGCAAACATCAAGAAGTTCATTGAGTTTCTTTCTAAGATTATTGATGATGCTTCAACTTGGTCATCTAATCAAAAGACGGTGCGTAAGACTCGAGTCAAAAAACCGCCTTCTGTTGAAAAGCAGGTATCAAAACTCAACTTTGCAAAAGAAGATAAGGAGTTCAAACTTGTTAGTATTAACCCTGCTTTAATTGTTGGTGCAAATCAACTGTGGGTTTTTAATACGAAGTATCGTGTGTTGACTCGTTATGATGCTGTTGGACCGGCAGGATTGTCAGTCAAGGGTTCTACTGTTCGGGGGTATGATGAACAATCCTCTGTGCGGAAGAAGATTCGCAAACCAGAGAATGTTTTACCAAATGTTCTTTCTGGTGGAATTCGTGTTCTGAAAAAGATTTTTGAACAAATAAATACAAAAGAGATGCCAATCAATGGAAGAATTAATTCAGAAACAATCTTATTGCGTGCAATCAAATGACCCTTGCAAACAACATAATAGAATTTCCAAAAAATTCTGTTAAACCCAAAAATGCTAATGATGAAAAAGAGCTGATAAAAAGTTTTGAGGAAAACAAGAAAATATACGTCGACCATCTTGTAGAGCATTATACACATCAACTAATCAATAAACTTGGAATGCATGGTTTCGATGTATATGAAAATGAATTTTTAAGAAATTATTTTTACAACTGTGAAGTGTTAAGAATGGTTTTATATGACAGTTTGAATATATATCATCCATTGAAAGAACACGTTAAAGAAACTATAGATAAGTTTGAAAAAGAAGATATAAACACAGATATATAATTATATAATTATCAACTGAGAATTACAATGATACTAATTGATTTAAACCAAGTTATGATAAGTAACTTAATGATGCAAATCGGCGGCAAAAACATTCCCATTGAGGAGGGTTTAGTTCGTCATATGGTTCTAAACTCTCTTCGTCTTTTCAAAAATAAGTTTGGTGGAAAATACGGAGAGATGATCATCTGTTGCGATGACAAAAACTATTGGCGCCGAGACATCTTTCCTTACTACAAACACCATCGCAAGAAAGACCGAGAAGAATCTGGTCTTGATTGGCGTACAATCTTTGAAGTGCTCAATGGTATTCGTGATGATTTGAAAGAGGTGTTCCCCTACAAAGTTATTCAAATTGAACGAGCAGAAGCGGATGACATTATTGCTACAATTTGTCATCGTTATGGTCACCTTGGAATTACCAATGGATCATCAGACCCTATTCTGATTCTATCATCTGATAAAGACTTTGTTCAGTTGCAGAAGTATGCTAACGTAGAACAGTACAGCCCCATTCAAAAGAAATTTATCAATTGCAATAATCCAGTAAGGTATGTTCATGAACATATTTTGAAGGGTGATAGGGGCGATGGTATTCCAAACTTCTTATCCAATGATGATGTATTTGTTGTTGGCGCAAGGCAAAAACCTCTTTCAGCAAAGAAGATAGATTCATGGAATGGAATGGAACCTGAAGAATTTTGTGATGAAAAAATGCTTCGTGGTTACAAAAGAAACCAACAACTGGTCGATTTAGATTTCATTCCAGAATATATACAACAAGAAATTTATGAAGCATATGATAATTATGAGATCAATGGTAGAGAAAAGATGTTTAATTATTTTATTGAAAAGAAACTAAAGAATCTTATGGAAGTGATGCAGGAGTTTTGATATGCCACATGATAGTTTAGAAATTGAATTGTTAGCTGAGCAACCAATCTATTATCCAGATATTGTTAATCATCTACGTTGCCTTGAAAGTGAAATTGAAATTATAAAGTCAAGGTTTGAAGACCACGACACCGGACATTTACGTACGGCAGTAAGTGTATTAGAACACAGAGTAAAAGAAATTGAAACCCAAATTAGAGAAACATTAGCGAGAAAATAATGGCTTACAAAGAAGGAATTGCTGAGATCTTAGAAAGAGTCTCAAAGTTGAAAACAAAAGAGGAAAAGATTGCGGTGCTAAGACGCGATCATAATATTCCACTTGAGAATATTGTAGACCTTTGTTTTAATCCCAAATTAAATTTTGCATTACCGCCTGGTACACCTCCATATAAATCACAACCAAAAGAGTCTGATTACCAAGCAACACTTTATGCAAATATTCGAAAGATTGGTGTCTTTTTGAAAACTGGTCCATATCCTAATATGAAACCAATTCAAAGAGAAACACAGTTCGTTCAGTTTTTAGAATCACTTGATCCAGATGATGCAAAATTGATTATCTCTATTAAAGATAAAAAGATGCCATACAAAGGAATCACACAGAAGTTATTTGAAGAGGCTTGGCCAGCATTAGCATCAACATGGAAAGTAAAGGAAAATAAATAATGTTTGCAATTTTAGTACTAGCAATGATTGGCGGGTTATTCGTAGCTGATAATCAAGAGTTTTTGAAAACTGTTGAAAAAGAAGTAAACGAAGGAGCGACATGGCATTATGTTGGTCCAACGCCAATTGATACAAAAGCAAAGCAAATTCCGTTACAGGTAGAAAAAAACGATCCATATATCCTATGGAAGTTAAAGAAAGAGAAGTAAGTTAAAATGGGTAAGACGTTTCGCCGTGAGCGTAGCGATTGGGATGACTATCGTTCAGAAGTAAATAAAAACAAAAAGCGCCGAAAGACACTAAAGGAATTTAGAAAAAAGCGACAAGAGAAAATTAATGAAAAGAGCATTTATACTCGGGAACGGGAAATCCCGGAAAACACTTGACATTCCCTCTCTTAAAGGTAATGGTTTAGTTATTGGTTGTAATGCTCTATACAGAGATTATTATCATCAATATGACTTACCTGACTATCTTGTAGCAATTGATAACAAAATTATCACTGAAATTGAACATTCAGATTTTCCTTCAAAAAGATTTCTTGAACCTCCTGAAGATGAAAAGTGGGAGCCAGTGGAATTGCATTGGGGCAGATCTGCTACTGCAGATTGGAACCCTGCTCGCCCCAGATCAAATGCTGGGATGAATGCTATTCTTGAAGCAATCAAACTTGGTTGTGATGATTTGTTTATATTTGGATTTGATTTTTTAGTAATAGATCAGTCTGTTGCATTATCAAACTTATATGATGGAACGAATGGTTATGAATTACAAACAAGAGCAAACATCCAAGACACTAGAAACAGAATGAAATTCCTTGGTTGGGTAATTGAAAATAATCCTGAAATTTCATTTACTTTCTGCTATCCTAGAGATATAATAAGAAATGGAATATATAAACCAGAAGCTGACAATTGTAAAATAATTTCTTTTGAGAGTATTTAATTTGTTACATGATGTTGTAATTTTAGTATTACTACTTGCTCTTGTTGGAATTTCTTTTTATCTTGGAACGAAATTTACTTTTAATCAAATTGTAGAACATGCCGTTGATCATGTATTTGCAGAGTTAGAGAAAGAAGGTATCATTCGCTTAGTAGAAGAGAATGGCGAGATTGAAGTTTATAGTGGAAACAAGTTTTATAAGGGTAAAGGTTAATCATGGAAATCTTTGCGTTGATTTTTGTATGTTCAATCTATTCAGGTGATTGTGTTACGATTCATGATAGATCTGGATTGTACGAAACACTACAACAATGCGAAGCAGATTATAATAATCTAAAAAATGTTTATAACACTGACCTGGTCTACTGCGTCAAGGGTGATATTTTAGAAGATCATTATCAACCACCTATTAGTTTATGAGAGAGAAATGAATATTTTTGTTGTTGATGAAAATCCCATTGCAGCTGCAAATCAATTATGCGATAAGCATGTTGTAAAGATGATTACAGAATCCGCGCAAATGCTATCTACAGCTCACAGAGTGTTAGATGGTGAGATGTATATTGAAAAGAGTGCAAAAGGTCGTAATGTCAAGCGTTGGCGTTTGAATGACGACCGCGAAGACGTATTAATGAAGGCAGTTCATGCTGGTCATCCATGCACCGTTTGGACGATGGCTTCTGCTTCAAATTACATCTGGCACTATGGTCACTATAAAGAGTTATCTGCAGAATATACTCGACGTTATGGTAAGAAACATGGTGCATTCTACAATAACAATATTGGTGAACGTCTCAAATCAATGCCAAGGTCAATCACAAACATCGGACCAACGCCATATGCGATTGCTATGAAAAAGTTTCCAGAGTGTATCGTGCCTAACGATCCTATTCAATCATATCGTAATTTTTATAATGTAGCAAAATCAAAATTTGCTAAATGGACTAACAGTGAAGTACCGTATTGGTATCTTGGTAAAGTAGCATAAGAATAAATAAAAATAGGAGGTACAATGCCGACTTATCTTTTTGTAAATGAAAAAACTGGTGAAGAGTTTGAAGAACTCATGACCATGTCTGAGCGTGAGGCATACCTATCCGATAATCCACATATCCGCCAACTTCCTCCCTCACAATTAAATATTCAGTTTCGTTCTTCTTATTCTGGTATTAAGAATGATGGAGGGTGGAATGACCATATGTCTCGAATTGCTGAGGCGCATCCTACAAGTGCGGTTGCCAATCAATACGGCGATAAGTCTAGTAAGGCTGTCAAAACTCGGGCTGCAGTAGAAAAATGGAGAAAGAAGAGAGCCTTAGACACTTCGGTATGATAACCAAGAAGGGTCAAATATGTATACTAATCTATCAATTGTAGATGAACAATTTTTTGATGAAAAATTCACTCGAAAAAATAAGAAAGGAAAGAAAGTAAATACTGGTCTAGTTCTCAATAAAATTAAACCAATTACAAAAAACCAGGTTCGAACATTTATTGAATATGCAGATGATAAACATCTTCTACTCTCAGGTTCAGCTGGTACTGGTAAAACTTTTATTTCTCTCTACCTTGCAACAAATGAAATTTTAAGTAATAATTCTACAAAAGATAAATTAGTTATAGTTAGGTCTGTAGTTCCAACTCGTGATATGGGATTCTTACCTGGTAATCAAAAGGAAAAACAGAAAGCATATGAAGCACCTTATTATAGAATCTATAGTGAACTCTTTCGAAGAGGTGACGCCTATGAATGTCTTAAAGGACGTGGCAAGGTGGATTTTATCACTACATCTTTTATACGCGGAATTACTATTAATGATTCTATTGTTGTCGTTGATGAATGTCAGAACCTAAATTATCATGAGCTTGATAGTATCATCACGAGAGTTGGCAATAACTGTAAGATCATATTCTGTGGTGACTTCAGGCAGTCAGATTTTGAAAGAGACAATGAAAGAAAAGGATTTGTAGATTTTATGAAGATCATTGAGTCTATCAGAGACTTCAGTTCTATAGCGTTTACTGAATCTGATATCGTAAGAAGTGACTTGGTGCGCGACTATATTATCGCAAAACAACGATATGGAATTTATACATGAGGATCGGTTTCCGGTCTATGAAATAGAAGCTATTACGACTGATGAAGGTAGACGGTATAAGATACCAGATACTGATGAACTCTATGAATCCGTAACGACTGCGCTTGGCAATCAGCCAGGTAAAAAAGAATCATTGATGGAATGGCGTCGTCGAGTAGGCGAAGAAGAAGCCAATCGCATCAGTCGTAAAGCATCTTCTCGCGGCACCAAAGTACATTGGATGCTTGAGAATTATCTCAATGGAGCTGACGAATATGAACTGACGCATGGGCAGATGCCCGATGCTGTACAGATGTTTGCTCAAATCAAACCCATACTTGACATTGGCATTCAGAAGGTATACATGCAAGAGTCTCCGCTATGGAGTCATAAGTATCGACTTGCTGGCAGAGTAGACCTTGTTGCTGAATGCGCGCATAAGTTATCTATCGTCGATTTCAAAACTTCGGCGAAACCTAAAAAACGTGACTGGATCACTGACTACTTCAAACAGGGTGCAGCATATTCTTTTATGATGGAAGAGATGTATGGCGCTAGAGTCGAGCAAGTGGTGATTATGATAGCAGTTGAGAACGATATACCACAAATCTTTATTGAGAATCCATATAAATATAAAGATGATGAATTCTTTTTAGAAAGATTAAAATAATGAAAATTATGACAATATTTTTTGTTATTATTTTTCTAACAATGAATGCCCAAGCACAAACATCATTTCCGCTGCAACCATCGGTAAAGAATGTAATGTGTGGTGACTCAGCCACAGTAAAAAATTTTTTGAAAAGTTATGGCGAGGATGATTTTGAATTGATTGGTATTCAAGCAGTAAATGATAATTTTCATATTGCATTGGGCATTGCTAGAAATCATAAAACAGGAACCTTTAGTATCATAGAAACTACAACTACCAATAAAACATGTATTGTAGGAGTGGGTAAGTTTGAAAAGTATAAAAAGCAAGAGGGCAAACTATGAGCGCATTCACTAAATGGTGGATTCAATTTGTTGCAATAGCATTTTCAGCGGGGATGATTCAATACTTCGGCTGGTGGAAACTTATGTACGAAGCAGATATCACGAAGATCAGTTTGTTAATTATGGGTATCTTTGTCCTTGCAACACTCACGATCGGTTATATTTGTTTTAAAACGAAGATCGGAGAGTATAGCTGGGACAAAGCAGATATCATGGAACACTACACCTATTTTGCTGCTGATTCTATGATTACGCTTGGTATGGTAGGTACGATCACTGGTTTCCTTTTAATGCTTAACACAGCCTTTGCAAATCTTGATATTAATGATATTAAGAACGTACAGCAAGCGATTAGCAATATGGCAGTTGGCATGAGTACAGCTCTCGTCACCACTCTTGTTGGCATGGTGTGTTCGCTCCTTACTCGACTACAATTAATGGTGTACGAGAATAGCAATGTTTGACAAGCAAAGTTCGAGTGCATTTTCATTTATTGATATGCTCTTCAATTTGCTGATCGGGTTTACGTTTCTATTCGTAGTTGCTTTTCTTTTCATAAATCCGATAGCTAAAAAAGCAGAGCTTGATCCAAAAGCTGAGTATCTGATCGTAATGACTTGGGCTGATGGAAGTTCCAGCGATATTGATCTTTGGGTAAAAGACCACAATGGTAACATAGTCAGTTTTCGGAATCGTGATATCGCTCTTATGCACCTAGATAGAGATGACTTAGGTATAGCCAACGATGTCTATAGTGAAATTTATCCAAACTGGTCAAATTCATCAAAAGAAAATGAACGTAATGAGCTCAGACTGATTAATAGAGAGGTTGTCAGCATTAGATCAAAGAGTGAGAGGACATATACAGTTACTGTTCACTTTTATGCTAATGTCCTTCATCTAAACAACACTCCTCCTCCTCCTGAACTTATCACTGTGGAGCTGATTAGAGTCAATCCATACAAGATTGAAAAGATACAGAAGGTCACGCTCGAGGGTGTGAGACAAGAAAAGCACGTTTTAAAATTTAAAGTAAAAGAAAAGGGAGAGGTCGAATTAATCGATTCAGAGGAGTTGATCGTAAACTCATCATCCTCTGGTATGTACGACCATTTGAGAGACAAATGATATACGACTCATTAACGCTATTATTAATGTGGGTTGCCGCAGGTATCATATCTTCAATTCTTTTCTTTTCAAAAAGAAACATTTTGAAGGGTATCAGCGTCGCAATCCTGTTTGGTTCAATTTACTATACGTTCATTCTCACCAAAGAATGGATTGGTCGACCAAGATATGAGATGCCTGAAACATTCGCCCTAAAAGGTTATGACGTTACCACTATCGAGAATACTCGATATATTACCATATGGCTCAATGATGGAATTGATGACCTGCTAGCTCGCGTACCATATGATGAGCAGTCTGAAAATAATTTAAAGAAAGCGATGAACAAGGTTAAAAGAGGCGAACCTCAAAAGGGCGAGTATAAGCAAAAAAATAAGGGGCTGCTAGATAACAGCCCCAAGTCTCCAATGATGTTTTATGACTTTCCTATTCAGAAGGTGTTTCCAAAGTCTGGATCATAGGTTAGATAACTCTCACGCGCATCATCGACAAGTTATGCTGGGTGGCTGCAAGCCTGGTCTTCAGTGGCTTGCGGATACCAAAATTGGGACCTTCGATAAGCATCCAGGGAATCATATCCCCAGCGGCATTACGACCCAGCTTGATACTCTTAACGGTACCTTCCAAGGTACCAGCAGCCGAAAGCCAGCGGACGTTAGTTCCAACTTCAATGGTGTCTTGATTCATCTCAATCTCCTTTATCATAAGAATATTGTAACTTTTTTGTTTTAAAAAGTAAACAAAAAAGATTTGTTTGTTTTCAATAGGTTAGCAATAAGCCCTTGATTTACAACAATAAAATATTTTTTTTGTAAGTTATTGATTTTAAACGATTCTTTTTGAAAAAAAATAGTTTACTTTTTAATCCAAAATAGTTAGAATATGTATATGATGATTGATAAGGAGATTGAGATGAAACAAGCAGTTGCGGAGATCCTGGACATGGATGACATGGTTGTTAGCACTCAGGGTTATACCCGCAAGCAGTTGAGCGATGCTTTCGATACTATCGCCGATCCTTCGAACTGGAAGATGCCGATTACTGCTATCGTCAAGTTGGATGAACTGGATGTTCACAATGAGGCATGTATCTTCTTCACTGGTGCTCCTCTCACTGTCGAGTACATTCAAGGAAATCGTGCTGCGGTTTCTTCCCCTGGCTACTACAACACGATTGGAGCGTAATCAAAAAAATTTTAAAAAAACTATTTACTTTCTTTTAAAAATAAGTTAGAATGTAATTATTAAATGAAACGCCAACAATAGGAGATATATGATGGCACACATGGTTGAAACGATGGCTTATGCAGGTGAAGTTCCGTGGCATGGTCTTGGTACAAAGGTTCCCGCTGACCTGACTCCGGAGCAGATGCTCGAAGCGGCTGGTCTCGATTGGGAAGTCGAAAAGGTCGATCTGACCTACGGCGACAATCAAATCGTCCCCGGCAAGAAGGGTCTTGTTCGTTCTTCGGACGGCAAATACCTTGACACAATCGGCGACGATTGGAATCCTCTCCAGAACCGAGATGCGTTCGAATTCTTCAATGACTTTGTTCAAGCTGGTGATATGGAGATGCATACCGCTGGCTCTCTTGAAGATGGTCGTCGGACTTGGGCTCTTGCCAAGGTCAAGGATGCCTTTGAACTGTTCAAGGGTGATGTGACTGAGAACTACCTTCTGTTCTCTAATCCTCACAAATACGGTATGTCAATCGACGTTCGTATGACTCCGATCCGTGTGGTCTGCAATAACACGATCACCATGGCTCTCAACGGCGTCTCTGACCAGATGGTTAAGATCCATCACCGCAACGAATTCGATGCCAATCTCGTCAAGGAGATGCTCGGTGTTGCTAAGGAGAAGTTGGAGACCTACAAGGAAGCAGCTCAGTTCCTTGGTTCCAAGAAGTTCACCAACGACTCAATCGTTGAATACTTCAACAGCTTGTTCCCTGCTTCGAAGATTGATGAGGATAAGCCTCTGGCTGACCAGATCTCTCGTACCGCGAAGCAAGCTATCGAGATTCTCGATACGCAGCCTGGTGCCGAGTTTGGTGCTGGTACTTGGTGGCAAGCCTTCAATACCGTAACCTATATGACTGATCACACTCTTGGTCGGTCTGCCGATACTCGGCTGAAGTCTGCTTGGTTCGGTTACAATCGCAAGCGGAAGATCGCCGCTCTAGAAACCGCTATCGAATTCGCCGAAGCGGCCTAGGCCTAAACAACAAGGGGGAGGGATTATTCCCTCCCCCAATTGAGGAGAAAATATATGAAGACGTTTAATAAGATGGCTGCACAGGGTGATTTTATTATTATCCGAATCGACGAAATTCCTGGTGATGTTGAAAAGCTCGAAGCAGAAAACGGCCAGTACGTAATTGCCCACAGCGAAACCGGCCACAATCACGTTATGGTCATGGATCGTGTTGAGGCATATCGCCCTAAGAATACGCAGGATAATGATCTGTATGATCTGTTCCTAATCGTTAAGGATCCTACGGAAATTCAACACCTTCGTTCGTTTGATACACATGAAGCGTTGCTTGTTCCTCCTGGTAATTATCATATTCGCCGTCAACGTGAATATGTTCCAGAAGGGTTTCGTCGGGCCGCTGACTAACTTTTAATATAACGTAGGTAAGGTACTATATTATGAGTAAGATGATCGAAAAACTTACGGTCGAACAAGAGACCCAGCTTCCGGTTTATCGAGACAAGTGGATTGAAATTGGTCTTTCGACTGAACCGCTTGACTTTGAGAACGCTAAAAAGGCCGTATGTTTGGCATATAAACTTGCCGGGTTAAAGGAACCCGTTAATTTTTATACTGCCAAATCTCCTATGGATGCTATTAAAGTTATCCAG